CAGCAACCTATGAAAATCGTACTTAATTCCACATATGGAATACTCAAAGATAAAAATAATCCACTTTATGATCCTCTTATGAGCAATAACGTTTGTGTTACAGGTCAACTTTTGCTTCTTGATTTGATCGAAAAGGTAGAGCCGTATTGTCAGTTGATTCAAAGTAATACAGATGGTATCTATATGCTTGTTAAAGATATGGAGACAGTAAAAATAATTGAAGATATTGCTCACGAATGGGAGACAAGAACAAGGCTTTCCCTCGAATTTGATATTTACAATGAGATTTATCAAAAAGATGTAAATAACTATATCATCATCTCTGAAGACGGACATTATAAATCAAAAGGAGCTTATCTTAAAAAACTAAGTCCTATTGATAATGATTTGCCTATAATCAATACTGCTTTGATTGAATATTTTGTACATCAAACTCCTATTGCAGATACAATAAACAAATCGAATATGTTGATTGATTTTCAAAAGGTTGTCAAGCTTACAAG